GTCTAATCCAATAGGACTGGATTATTATACAATAAAAATTAATACATCAAACTCAGAATATACAGATCCTTTACCTACTGGTATAACAAATAGAAGTTCATCTTCTTTCCCAAATCTCTATATTAATGAAACTAAGTCTTCCGGTGGAGCAGATGTAAAAGCATCTCAAAATATACAATTTGAGATTATGCGACCAAATATCCAAACACTTTCTGTTCCAGGAACTAACATTAATGCTTTAACCAGAACAGTTAGTGGTAGAAGTATTGATGGTACAGAAAACTCATTTATAGATAGAGGATTTGAGAATATAAGTTTAACTTCTAATAATTATTTTGATAATCCAAGATTAATTTGTTCACCAACTAATGAATCTACTAAGCTTCCAAATTTACCAGGAAATAAGTCATTTACATTAACAGCGAATCTTTCTACTACTTCAGAAACTGTATCTCCAGTAATTGACTTGGATAGAGTTTCTGCTATCTTTACTACAAATAGAATTAATAATCCTATTACAAATTATGCTACCGACGACAGGGTATCAAGTTTGGAAAATGATCCATCATCCTTTGTCTATGCTACTAGCACACTTTCGTTGGAAAATTCTGCCACTTCTATAAAAGTTTTAGTATCTGCTCACGTTAACGTTTATTCTGACTTGAGAGTTTTATATTCTATTTTAAATGACAAAGATGACACCCCAATTTATTATCCATTCCCTGGTTATGTAAATAAGAATAGATTGGACTCTGGGTTAGAACCAAATGATGCAATAAGTGATGGAACTCCTGATGTAAAGTTTACAAAAACTGACATTATTGGATTTGATTCGAATTCAATAGAATTTAGAGACTATGAATTTACGATAGATAAATTACCTTCATTCAGGTACTTTAGTATCAAAATTATAGGTTCTTCGACCAATCAAGCTTATCCACCAAGATTGAAAGATTTGAGAGTTATCGCACTTGCATAATTATGGATAAATTAAAGGTAGAAAATCATCCCAACTTGTATCGGGATACCAATACAAATATGATAGTAAATTCAGATTCTTCATCTTACCAGAATTATATTAATTTAAAAAAGAATAAAGAATCTGAAAGAAAGAGAATAGAAAAACTCGAAAATGATATAGGTCAAGTTAAAAATGATTTAGGTGAAATTAAAGATTTGCTGAGGAACTTGTCAAAATGAATCCAGATAAAATTCAACTCGAAGATGTCAATAAGATGTTTGAGTATGAGAAACTTTCCCGAGATATAGATAGTGTAGACGATATTGAAGTTCTTAGGAACTATACAAAGTCATATATTAAATTATACCTAAAACAACAAGAAGTTGTATCTAAATTCTAATGGCAACTCACACAATCACTTTTGATCTCGCCTCAGGTGTTGCTTATGGAGCAAATTTAGTAATTAATACGGGTTCTACTTTTATTGATAGTTTTACAGTAAAAACTACATCAGGATCTGCTTTTAATTTTGATGGGTGGACAGCCAAGAGTGTTTCTATTGGATCATCAATGTATGCAACTGCAACATTTAATGTTGGATTTACAAGTGCAGTTGATGGTAAATTCAATCTTTCTTTAGACTCCACGCAAACTAGATCATTAAATGAAGGTAGATATGTTTACGATATTCTAGTAAGTTCTGGATCAACTGCTTATAGAATTGCAAGTGGAAATGTGCTTGTAATTTCTGGAATATCATCAGCACCATAAATACCTTAAGGGGTAATTGGATAAATGGCACAACCATCATCTAGGCAAGAGTTAATTGATTACTGCAAGAGAAAACTGGGTGCTCCAGTTTTGGAAATAAACGTTGCAGATGAACAGATTGAAGATCTGGTAGATGATGCCATTCAATTTTTTCAGGAAAGACATTTTGATGGTGTATATCCAACCTTTTTAAAGTATCAAATTACTGACGATGACATTAATAGAGGTAGAGCTCAACCAACTTCTGGAGTTGGTATTAATACTATAACAGTAAATCATAATGTTGGATTAACAACTCAATTCAATTTTTATGAAGGTGGTAACTACTTACAAATTCCACCTTCGGTTATTGGAGTAAATAAGATATTTCATTTTGATGGTACTAATACTATCACAAATAACATGTTTAGTGTGAAGTATCAATTATTCTTAAATGATATTTACTACTGGGGATCAACTGAACTTCTTACTTATGCAATGGTAAAAACTTATTTGGAAGACATTGAGTTTTTACTTACAACACAAAAGCAAATTAGATTTAATAAAAGGCAAGATCGTTTATATTTGGATATTGACTGGGGATCTGTTACTGCAGGAACTTATTTGATTATAGATTGTTACAGAACCTTAGATCCAAGTGATTATTCAAGAGTTTGGAATGATTCTTTCCTTAAAATGTATTTAACTGCTCTCATTAAACGTCAATGGGGTCAAAATCTCATTAAGTTCCAAGGCGTAAAACTTCCGGGCGGAGTTGAATTAAATGGGAGACAAATTTATGATGATGGACAAAAAGAACTTGATGCTATAATGGAAAAAATGTCTAATACTTATGAACTTCCACCATTAGATATGATTGGATAATATGTTAAATCCATTTTTTCTTCAAGGGTCAAAAGCAGAACAATCGTTGATTCAAAGTTTAGTCAACGAACAACTTCGTATGTATGGGGTTGAAGTTTACTATATTCCGAGAAGATACATTACAGAAAAAACAGTTATAAAAGAAGTTATAGAATCAAAATTTGATAATGCATATCCAATTGAAGCATATGTGGATACTTATGATGGATATGAGGGTCAGGGAACTATCTTATCAAAGTTTGGTGTTCAACCATTAAATGATTTAAATTTAATTATATCAAAAGAAAGATTTGAAACTTATATAACACCGCTAATAAAGAATCTTCCCGATATAAAATTATCAACAAGACCAAAAGAAGGAGATTTAATTTGGTTTCCTCTTGGAGATAGACTGTTTGAGATTAAATTTGTAGAGCACGAAAAACCGTTTTATCAACTCCAAAAAACTTATGTTTATGAACTAAGATGTGAACTCTTTAGATACGAAGATGAAGTTATTGATACTGGAGTTGAAGAAATAGATGATAATATAAAAGAAGAAGGATATATTCAATCTCTTACTATGGTTGGTGCTGGAGTCACAGCAGCTGCAGTCACAGGAATTGTAAATGGTGGGGTAAGATTTATAACTGTCACCAATAGAGGTAATGGATATACCTCTGCACCTAGAGTGGCAATATCTTCTGCCCCAAGTGGAGGATTAACTGCAGTTGGAATTGCAACTCTTATTGGTGGACTAGTTGATTGTAATGGAAATACAGAAAATTATAAGGTTCAGGGTGTTGAAGTAGTAAATCCCGGATACGGATATACGGTTGCACCATCTATTGTATTTGTTGGTGGTGGAGGCGCTGGAGCTGCAGCAACTTCAACGATTGGTGATGGTATAGTTGGAATTATTACCGTCACAGCAGGTGGTTCTGGATATGAGACTGCGCCAACAGTTACATTTACGGGTGCTCCTGGTGCTGGTGTGACTGCAACTGCAAGGGCACATATAAACACTGCTGGAATAGTAACTGCTATCTATATTACAAACGCAGGTCTTGGTTATACAGAGACTCCATCTATAACTATTTCTTCTCCATATTCTTCCGGAACGGGAACTTATATTTACAACGAAACTGTTGTAGGAAGTATTAGTTCCACCACAGCATATGTAAGAGATTGGGATTCTGTAAATAACATCTTACAAGTTTCAAATATTTCCGGATCTTTTGTTAATGGAGATATTTTAACAGGAACGGAGTCTGGAGCAACTTATAAAGTTAGAATTATAACTACTGATAATGTTGTAGATAGGTATGCGGAGAATGATATTATTGAAACAGAAGCAGATGCAATTATAGATTTTAGTGAGTCCAATCCTTTTGGAAATCCATAAATAGTATATCGCAATTCCCTGACAAATGTTTGAATATTTTTACCACGAAATACTAAGAAGAACTATTGTTTCGTTTGGTTCTTTGTTCAATAATATTTCAATCAAGCATACTAACGATTCTGATAATGTCGTAAGTAATATGAAGGTGCCTCTTGCTTACGGCCCTATTCAAAAGTTTTTGGCAAGATTAGAACAAGTTCCTAACTTGAATCAACCAGTTCAAATGTCATTACCAAGAATGTCATTCGAATTTACTGGGTTAACTTATGATACTTCAAGAAAAGTAACTACTACTCAAACATTTTTGTCGGCAGTAACTACAGATAAGACTAAACCAAGAAAGTCTTATATGCCAGTTCCCTATAATATGTCATTTGAACTTAGCATTATGACCAAGTTAAATGATGACATGCTTCAAATTGTTGAACAAATTATTCCATATTTTCAACCAGCATACACAATGTCAGTTGATTTGGTAGAAACTATTGGCGAAAAAAGAGATATTCCTGTTGTTCTTGAAGGAATTTCGATGCAAGATGATTATGAGGGTGATTACTCTACTAGAAGAGCACTCATCTATACACTGAGATTCACTGCAAAAACATATCTCTTTGGTCCTGTTGCAGATGTTTCCAGAGACATTATTCAAAAGGTTTCTGTTGGATATGTTGCAGGAGATCGTACAAATACTCCAACAAGAGAAGTTACATACTCGGTAGAACCCACAGCAACTAAGAGTTATGCAGATAATGTTGTTACCAATCTCTCTAAAGATTTGACTGATATTGCAACCATTATTGAAGTTAATGATGCATCTTCTATTGCTGTTGGTGGGGTAATTGTTATTGATGATGAAAACTTTAGAGTTGCTTCTAAATCCGGAAACAAAGTTACTGTTGAAAGAGGGTTTAATAGCACATCTTCTTCCAATCATGTATCTGGTGCTGAAGTTAAGTTAATAACAACAGCAGATGCAAACCTAATTGAGTTTGGAGACGATTTTGGATTTAGTGGTTCGTTTTAATGAAGTAGTATGAAAATGACAAAGAAATTCGATGATTTGAATGATGCTTTTAATGTTGCAGGAGATATAGTTTCTCGTGAGGTAGAGTCTGTTGAGGAAAAAGTAGAAACTATTGCATCGTCAGTATCTAATGATCTTAAAAAAGATTATGAGTATACGAGGGGTAACTTATACTCTATTATTGAAAAAGGTCAGGAAGCACTTAATGGCATCCTGGAACTTGCCCAAGAAAGTGAGATGCCAAGAGCTTATGAGGTTGCTGGGCAACTAATTAAAAACGTTGCTGATGCTACAGATAAACTTATCGATTTGCAAAAGAAACTGAAAGATATTGATGAACAAAAAGTTAAGGGTCCAACCAATGTTACTAATGCACTTTTTGTTGGTTCGACGGCAGAGTTATCCAAGTTATTGAAGAACGGACTTACTGAAGATAATAAATAGTGGAAAGGGAGAGAAATCCCGAAGTACACACGTTACTAATAAGATGTCTAAGGAATTACCTTCCATTGAAGATTTTGCTAACAACAATAATCTCCCATCAGTTGATGAATTTATAACAGAAGAAGTTGATGAGCAACTTCCTTCAGTAGAAGATTATATTGAAAAAGAAGAAGTAACAGATTTAAATGAAGAATCGATTAATGTTTCTGGGGACTTTAATGGAACATTAATTGTAGGAGATTCTAAAGATCAAGAAAATCAATCTGAAGGATATCTTATTGCCAAGATTCTGGAGTTAATCTCTGAGGTAAGAAAAGATATTCCTGAGATACCAGAAATAAAATACTATGATGAGGAGTTAGAAAGACTTTGTGAAATTGTAGATCAAGTAAGATCAGAAATACCTGAAGTAAAATATTATGAAGAGGATATTGAAAGATTAGAACAGAATATCCAAGACGTTAAAAATCAAATCCCAACTTTCCCAAAGTGGGTTAATGAAGTAAATGAAGTTCCTGATTTTTCTTGGATTGGGAAAACTTTTAGTGTTATTGATGATGACTTTATTAATGTTAATGATAAGATTGAAACTTTAAAAGAAACAGTAAAATTAGATCTTGACTCTCTCATTGAAGAAACTGAAGTTAAGTTTTTTGAAAATAAAGTTGAAATTGAGTCCAATATTAAAAAATTGGATGAAAAATATCAAGAAGCAAAAGATAGAATTTGGAAAGAACTTAGAGAATCATCTCTCAAAATTTGGGAATACCATAAAGAATTCAAAGATGATGATCGCAAGTTAAAAAAACAAATCACTAATGAGTATAACTCTCTAAAACAAGGCCTTGAAGAAAAACTCAAAGAGATTAATGAGAACAGTATTAAGACTGATCAAGTTCTTTTAAACTACTTTGAAACACTTAAAGAAGAAATTTCAGGATTACCTAAAGTAAAATATTATGATGAAGATCTTAAAAATGTAACAGATGAAATTAAAGATCTCTATAGTCTTGTGGAGACTATTAAGATTGAACAAAAGAGTCTTCAAGAAAATTTATTAACAGAACCACCAAACGAAAAAGAATCTATTGGGGCTTTGTCAGATCCATTAACTCCAATGGATCAAAAGTTTGCAACTTTAGATGATCTTGCAAATCACTACAGAATCTTTATTAACAGAATCCAAACCCAACTCTCAACAATGGGAGGAGGTGGTGCAGGATTCATCAAGGATCTTGACGATGTTTCTTTCGATCAAACCACTGGTAATGGAAAACTCTTAATTTATGACCAATCTAACTCAAGATGGGTTGGTATTGCCAGCACCGCATTATCATCGGGCGGTGATTTAAACACAACTTTAGGATTAGGAAACACTTCATCTCTCGGAATGAGTGTTGGTATTGTTACTGCGATTGGATTTGTAGGGGATTTAACGGGTAATGCTGATACTGCGACTGTATCTGAGGGTCTTACAGGAACCCCAGACATTGAGGTAAGAAATATTGTTGGTGTTGCTGCTACTTTTAGTGGCAATGTTTCCATTGGAGGAACATTAACCTACGAAGATGTAACAAATATCGATTCTATTGGTATTATTACTGCTAGAAGTGATGTAATTGTTCAACAAAATCTTTCTGTTGCTGGGGTATCAACATTTAATAGTGCAAGTGGAGTTGGAACAGTTTATGTCGGATTAGGAAGCACTGCACTATTTGTTGATGGTAATGCTCGTGTTACTGGTATCCTTACGGTAGGTAAAGCATCTGTCACAATCGACGGAGATAATAACACTATTACAGCTGGTGATGTTTTAATCACAGGATCTTCAATAACCATAGGAGACAACGTAACTATCAATACTGGCGCTACTGGTATTAACTCAGCACCAAACATCATCTATGTTGCAAAAGATGGTGATGATGCTAAAAATGGAACTTCCATTGACAATGCAAAACTGACAATCGCAGGTGCTGTATCAGTTGCTCAAACAGGAACAACTATTAAAGTTCTCTCCGGAACTTATAATGAAAATAATCCAATAGAAGTTCCAGCATTTGTTTCTATTGTAGGGGATAATCTAAAGACAGTAACTGTAATACCAAATAACTCAACTGAAGATATTTTCCATGTTAATAAGGGAACGTATCTTGCAAACATGACATTTGTTGGACATGTTACTCCAAGTGCTGCTGTAGCATTTCCTCCAGCAGGTGCTACTAATACTGGAGGTGGAAAATGGGAAAGTCCATATATTCAAAATTGTACCAGTAACACCACTACAGGAGCTGGTATGAGAATTGATGGAGATCTTGCGGAAGGATTGAAATCAATGGTTGTTGATAGTTATACTCAATATAATCAGGGGGGAGTTGGAATTGCTGTAACTAATAATGGATATGCTCAACTCGTTAGTGTGTTTACTATTTGTTGTAATGAGGGAATAACAGCATATAAAGGCGGACAGTGCTCTTTAACAAACAGTAACACAGACTTTGGTACTTATGGATTAGTTGCTGATGGAGTCAGTGATCTTCAATTTACTGGAATCGTAACAACAAGTGCTTCTGTTGGAACTGATACTGTTGCCGTTGCAATCAACACAACAACAAGACCATATGAGGGACAAGTTCTTTACTTCGATACTCTCTACTACACGGTAGAAACTATTACAGTAACTGATGGTGGAAGTGGATATACATCAACACCATCAGTTACTGTAGGAACTCCAACAGGACCTAATGGATCCACTGCAACTGCCTTTGCGACCTTAGATGGCGATAGAGTTTCTACGATTACTATTATTTCGAGTGGATCTCAATATGTATCATCACCATCAGTAACTATTTCAGCACCAGATTCTGGAACGACAGCCACAGCAGATGCAAATATCACACCAATCTACTATACAATAAATAGTTCAACTCCAGTAGTATCTGGAATCACCACTATTACTTTAGATGAAAATCTAAACAATACGGTTGGTGTTGGAACAACTGCATACTTCTATCAAGTAAGTAGGATCACTGCAAGTTCACATACATTTGAGTATGTTGGAACGGGTAATGATATTACAACAGCAACCCCACTGAGAGGTGGAGTTCCAGTTCAAGAAAATGAAGTGGTTACTAGAAATGGTGGAAGAGTAGACTTTACAAGCACAGACCAATCGGGAAACTTCAGAATTGGTGATGGTATTGTGATCAATCAAAATAATGGAACAATAAGTGGTAGAGCATTCACAAGAAGTTTATTCAATCAAATGACACCGTTCATCTTAGCATTAAGTTAACATGGCACAATTAGCACTCAACAATTTTAAGACAGTAACATTAGAAGTAACCAGTTCGGAGCAGACAGCTTATACTGCTCCAACGGGATATACTTCCATTGTTTTATATGCACACATTACAAACATTGGTTCGACTACAGAAACTGTAACTGTATCTCATAAGAGAAGCACTACTTCTACAGAGATTGCTAAAGCAGTAGCAGTTCCTCCAAATGATGCATTCGTTCCAATGGACGGAAAGTTGGTTTTGGAAACTAGTGATTCTGTTGTAATTTCTGCAAGTGCAAACTCAACATTTAAGTTGATCTTAAGTATTCTGGAAACTGCAAATGCCTAAACTCATTAGTCAAAAGAATTTTGCCAATATCAATGTTTCTGGAGTAACTACAACAACTTCCAGTCAGTTTGCTCTTGATAGTTTTTTAAAGAGTTCATTTAGATCTGCAAAGTATCAGATTCAAGTTGATCAAGGATCTTCATATCAAACTACAGAGTTTTTGGTTGTCCATGATGGGACCACTACATACAACACTGAGTTTGGAATTGTAAAAACTGGAGATATTCTATCAACATTTGATAGTGATGTATCTGGAAATTATGTGAGACTTTTAGCAACTCCAGCACCTTCAGCAACTCCAGTAAACTTTAAAATTATACGAACTACTATTAATTCATAAATATAAAAAGATAATTGAAATTTTTGGATGGAACCCAAGTTCACCAAGTTTACACATAAAACTCCACACTTGGGGAAAAAGCAACATCAACTCGATCCTAATCTGGATCTTAAGCAGTTGGTTCATCACTCAACAGTTCAGTATGTTGATCGTGATGCTGATGGTGATGTGGATGTCTATGATAATCCTAAGAAGGAAATTCCAGATGAAAACCCCATTGCAGATTTTGCTACTGTTTCTAAGAAATTGATTGCAAAACAAAAAGGTGAG